CAGGTGGCACGGTAACAACTTCAGGTAATTTTAAAATACATACTTTTACAGGTGATGGTTGTTTTGTTGTATCAAACGCTGGATCGGGCACGTCAGCACAACCAAGTGTGGTTGATTATCTAGTAGTCGCTGGCGGTGCTGCTGGTGGTATAGGAATGCAAGGTGGAGCTCCACACGGAGGTGGAGGTGGTGCTGGTGGATTTAGATTGTCTAATAGTGAAGGATTACCGTCTCCAACTACATCACCTTTGGCAACACCTACAGGAATAACAGTTTCAGCAACATCATATCCTATTACAGTAGGTGCTGGTGGTTCTGCTCCTGGTGGGCCACCATATGCTTCAAAAGACGGTAGTCCATCTATATTTTCAACTATTACATCTGCTGGTGGTGGTGCTGGTGGTACAGGATTTCCTGCCCCTTGCAATTCATCTCACGGAAGAAATGGAGGTTCAGGTGGCGGAGGTGGAGGTGGTTCATACGCTAGAAATGCTGGCACAGGTAACACTCCTCCTGTTTCTCCATCTCAAGGAAGTAATGGGGGCACAGGAGAAAATGTTTCTAATGGTGATGGTGCTGGTGGCGGAGGAGGTGGTGCTGGAGGAACTGGCGCTAATGCTCCTTCAACAAATGGTGGAGCTGGCGGTGTTGGTTCATATGTTTCAAATACATTTTTAGGTCCTACTTCAACTTGTTATGGAACACCAGGACCTGTTGGCTCAACAAGATATTTTTCAGGTGGTGGTGGAGGAGCTGGTGATGCACCTGGTGGTTCAGGCGGAGCTGGAGGATCAGGTGGTGGAGGTTCAGGTAATGACGGAAGTTCAGGTGCAGGTGGTGGTCCTAATCCAGGCACTGCTAACACTGGTGGAGCAGGAGGTGGTGGAGGCGCTGGTACTCCTGCCTGTTCTTGTAATTCACATTTTGTAGGTGGTAACGGTGGTAAAGGAATTGTTATTATAAGATATAAATTTCAATAAGGATTTTAGATAAATAGTAATAGGAAAAAATTATGGCCATATCAAAAATAACAAGTAAATCAATTGCTGACGGAACGGTAGTTGGTGCTGATATAACACCAGGAACGGTAACTAATGCTAAAATTAGTCCTTCGGCCGCTATCGCAAATGCTAAATTACAAAATTCATCAATAACTGTAAGTGGTTCATCTGTTTCACTAGGTGGTTCAACCACAATTAATACAGCTACTGATTGGCAGGCTTTAACGGTTGCTGACGGTTCAACACAATTAACGGCAGTTGCTGGCAAAGGATATTTTTTAGATACAAATGCTGGCGTTATTGAAGTATTTTTACCAAGTTCTCCTAGTAGAGGAGATAGAATTGTATTGGCCGATTACTCTGGTACATTTGCTACAAATCAATGTATAATAAACACAGGTGGTAAATTAATTGATAGTACAGCAGGACCAGATTTTAAACTTACTACAAATAATACAATCGCAGAATTAATTTACGTTGACGCTAACAAAGGCTGGCTTGTTTATTTAAATCAAGCGGCTGGCACAACACCAAGTGGTGTTTCAAATGTTTTAGGTGTTTATGGTGATGATCCAGAAAATTATCCTTATATAACTGCTACTGGTGGTACAATAACAACCACAGGTGATTTTAAAGTTCATACTTTTACAGGTGATGGTACTTTTGATGTTATATGGGCAGGAGTAAGTCCTGCTCCATCAAATGTTGATTATCTAGTAATCGCTGGAGGTGGTGCAGGAGCTTCTGGAAATACAGGTGGTGGCGGAGGTGCTGGTGGTTTTAGAACAACTTTTCCAAGTCCGTGTTCTAATGCTGGAGCTTTTCCAATTACTAAAACATCTTACCCAATTACGGTTGGTGGAGGAGCTTCCGCTCAAGGTGCTCCAGTTAGTTCTGTTAATGCTGAAGATTATAATGGTTCAAATTCAGTATTTTCAACAATTACATCAGCAGGTGGTGGTGGAGGAGGATCTAATTATCACGGTGGACCAAATTCACCTAACTCTTGTGGTGCTGATGGTGGTTCAGGAGGAGGAGGCGGTGCTCGTGGACCTTCTCCAGGTTGTAGACCTGCTGGAGGAACAGGAAATACACCTCCTGTAAGTCCATCTCAAGGAAATCCAGGAGGTTTAGGATCAAGAGCTTCATCTGATACAAGTGGTAACTATCAAGCTTCTGGTGGTGGTGGAGGTGCTGGAGGTTCAGGACAAAATTCAACTCCATACGGAGGTAATGGCGGAGCTGGAACAGCAAATAGTATTACAGGCGCAAGTGTAACAAGAGCTGGTGGTGGTGGAGGAGGAGTAAAACAAGGAGGAACAGGATGTGGTGGTTCAGGTGGTGGCGGTGACGCTGGTGCTCCTAGTGCTGGAGCAGGTGCTGCAGGAACAGATAACACAGGCGGCGGCGGAGGCGGCGGCGGAGGAAATACAGGTGTTGGTTTAGGTGGTAACGGTGGTAAAGGTGTTGTAATTATAAGATATAAGTTTCAAGCGTCTTAATATTTGATTTTGAAATTTGTTATATATACTATATTATTTTGAACAAGGAAATTAAAATATGAATTTGAAAAATTATTACTATTATTTTCAATCAGCATTATCTCCAAAATTATGTGATGATATTATTAATTATGGAAAACAACACAAAGTTGAAATGGCCGTTACAGGTGGTGTTGAAAGTGATGACGGATCAAATAGAAAAGCTGATGGTAGTTTAAAAAAATCAGTAATCAAAAATATTCAAAAGAAAAGAAAATCTGACATTGTTTGGATGAATGATCGTTGGATTTATAAAGAAATTCACCCATTAATACACGAAGCAAACGCTAAAGCAGGCTGGAATTTTGAGTGGGATTGGTCAGAGTCTTGCCAATTTACAAAATATGGTGTAGGCCAATATTATGGCTGGCATTGTGATAGTTGGGAAAAGCCGTATGATAGATCAAAACAAAAAGATGATAACGGCGTACCTTATGCTGAAACAGGTAATTATCCAATGGATCACGGAAAAATTAGAAAGTTGTCAGTTACAATTAGTTTAAATGATCCGTCTGAATATGATGGCGGTAATTTACAATTTGATTTTAGAAATCAAATAGATTGGGAAAGAAATAAAAAGAAAGCAATTAAATCTTGTACGGAAATAAGACCTCGTGGGTCAGTTATAGTTTTTCCAAGTTTTGTATGGCATAGAGTAGAACCTGTAACAAGAGGCACAAGGTATTCACTAGTAATTTGGAACCTAGGATACCCTTTTAAATAATGTATATATATTGTAAATGATTTGGAGTAAAAAATGACGGTAAAAACAAAAGACGGAAAAGACATATTAGATACAAGTTGGTATTTTGGAACACCAGTTTATTCTATTATGAAACCAGAGTGGTTAAAACCAGCGATTAAAGCGACAGATAAATTTATAGATGAGGCTTATAAAATGAAAAAGCCTGATTTAAAAGAAAGAAAAAAGTTTTTAGGTAATAAAGATTATCTAAAAGTAAAAGACCACGGAATGAGTTATCACTCAACACCTTTAAATGGTGATCCTGGTTTAAAAGAATTAGAAAGATATATTGGTCAGACATCTTGGAATTTATTAGATGAGTGGGGTTATGATATGTCAAAATACACAATGTTTTTTACAGAATTTTGGGTACAAGAATTTGCTAAAATAGGTGGAGGCCACCACGACACACACGTTCATTGGGATAATCACATATCTGGCTTTTACTTTTTAAAGTGTTCAGACAAAACATCTTTTCCTGTTTTCCACGATCCAAGAGCAGGAGCTATGATGACAAAATTGCCACAAAAAGATGCAACTAAAATTAGCTCAATGTCAGATCAATTACATTACAGACCAAAACCTGGTCAATTAATATTTTTTCCTGCTTATGTTCCACATCAATTTGCTGTAGATGATGGTGTTGATACATTTAGATTTATACATTTTAATTTACAGGCTGTTAGAAATATAATTGTTGACGGTGTGAAAGGAATGAAATAATGAATAAAAAATTTAAAGAAAAACATTTTTTTGTAATTAAAGAGGCAATTAGTAAAGATGTAGCTAATTTTATTTACAACTATTTTACAATGAAAAAACAAGTAGCAAGTACATTTTTTGATACTCGTTATATATCACCATTTACAAATGAATGGGGAGTTTGGAATGACCCACAAGTGCCAAACACTTACTCTAATTATGCTGATACAGCAATGGAAACTTTATTGTTGGCCGTTCAACCAAAAATGGAAAAGTTAACTGGATTAAAATTAAATCCAACTTACTCTTATGCTAGAATTTATAAAAGAGGTGATGTTTTAAAAAGACATAAAGATAGATTTAGTTGTGAAATATCAACCACAATGAATTTAGGTGGCGATCCTTGGCCAATTTATATTGAAGCTAAAAAGAATGTCGGAACACCTGATAAAGGTTTTCCAGCACAAACTAATAACAAAGGTTCTAAAGTTATTTTAAAACCTGGTGATATGTTAGTTTATAAAGGTATGATATTAGAGCATTGGCGTGAAGTATTTTTAGGAGAAAATTGTGCTCAAGTGTTTTTACATTACAATGATGTCAAATCAAAAGACGCCGATAAAAATATGTTTGATGGCCGACCTCATTTAGGACTGCCTGCTTACTTTAAAGGTATGAAACTTAACTCATAAATAGTATTATGAGTAAACTGGAAGAAAAAGTTAACGAGATACTTGGTATTGAAAAAGAAGTACAAAAGGTAGAAAAAGAATTTAAACCTTTAGTGCCTCGTAAAGAAGATAAACAAAAAGAAGACGTTGATAACGACTACAAATATAGTAGAGAAAATTACTATAACTTAATTGAAAGAGGCCAAGAAGCTATACAAGGTATATTAGATGTAGCAAAAGAAGGCCAACATCCTAGAGCAT